AGCGCATCCATGCCGACGATGGTGTCGATGAACTGACCGGACGCAACTTTGGCCGGCTCGATAATCGCGGTATTGTTGTTGTAAGCGACGTAGACGTTACAGTTCTTGCCCTCAAGCGCGGCCATCTGCGTGGTGTTGAGCGTTTCCGCTTGCACGCCTGGCTCCTGTTTGTAGAACAGGGTGATGACCGTATTGTTGCCCGTGTAGTCCACCGTCAACTGACGACCGAGCAGCGAGTTCACTGCATAGGCGCTGTTGCTCGAAAACTGTGTACAGGTCTTGTTGAAACCGAGCGCCTGAAGCTGGGCGGCAATGTCGGTCGTCGTGACCGAGTTGAGCACACCGGCTTCCTGCGTCGTGACACCGTAGAAGTGCTTGTTGGTCGTGGCTTCGATGAACGCCGCGAGCGCGAGGTGATCACTATCGGCGGCGCCGCAGACCGTCAGGCCATACCATTGTTGGCCGAACTGGTTATCGAAGAGCGCGGCGGCGGACACAGCAGATTCAGCGGCAACACCAGGCGCTACAAATGCGCCCGACGATGCGGCGGTCATGCCGAGCATCGAAGAGATGTCCGTCCCGGAGCCGCCGCTCAGCGTTGCGCCCGAAGGCGTCGCCACCGACGCGGCGAGCGTGAATGAATTACCGGCCGTGCCGGCCGTCTTGTAGACGACTTGGAGCGCCGTGCCAGCTTGGTTGACGGAGTAGACCGCCTTGGACAAATTCGTATCGGTGGACTGATTCAGGAACGTGACGGCAGCGGCCAGCGTGGCCGCCAACGTCGTGCCGATCAGGATTTGGTTGCCGGTAGTGAGGGCGGTAACGAACGTCACCGCTGTGCCGCCAACCGTGATCGTCGCTGCGGCGCTCGGGTTGAGCGTGAACGTCAGCGAGCCGGATGCGGTCGGGGCGCTCGCAAAACTGAGCGTCGAAGTAGCGCCGGTCGTGCCGTCCGTGATTTGGAACTGGGCGAAACTCGAATTCCACACGCAGGTCGAGCCGGCGACGGCCGCGGCAAGCGCCGTCTGAATCAGTGCGGCGATTCCGTTCAGGTTCGTCGACGTGCCGAAGCTGGCCGGCGAGATCGTGTAGGGCGATCCGTTGATCGTGATCGAGAAGGCCGGCGCCGTGATGGCCGTCCACGCCGACATCAACTGCTGCGCAACCGACAGTGACGCGCCGAACAGTTGTGCAGCCGTCGCGGTTTGCGCCCAGCGCCCGATCAAGACATTTGCTGGTTGTGGCAACTGACCAAACCAGTCAACAGCAGCCAGATATTCAGGAGCCGTCGTGCCGAAATCCCCGGCCACCGCGGTAATGCCGGTGTACGAGCGCATGCGCGACGCCACGTCGATCACGGGCGACGAGCCCAGAATCAACTCGGTATTCAGGTTCTGCGCCTGCGCCGCGCTCGGGGACAGATTCACCGTACCCTGAATCAGCCGCGAGATAGGAAGTTGAGCCGTCGTCATTATGCGATCCCAATAGAAAAAGCCCGCACGCGGCGGGCTCGGTAAATCGTTGTGTGAGGTGTTATTGAGAGACTGAGAAAGGCTCTGTGAGTGGGTCGGAATCTAGAGTCCCGGCTGCCGACAGCACATTGAGAACGGGGTAAGTGCGCTCAATCAGCCTCCGGAAAACGACGCGCATATCTAGCCGGTAAGTCCATCGGTCTTTAATCAACTCGGGGACGGGCAGCGCCTCGCCAACCTCGACAAGACCGAAGTTATTCAACTGCATGACTTCGCGGTTCTGCGATACTGAAAACCCCTCGCGCAACAACGAGGCGAAGTTATCGGCATCGGGGCCATAAAACGTACAAAGAATCTCGAGCAATTCCTGTCGATTGACCGTATCGGTTTCCGCCACGCCGTCGTGGATCACCGTGGCGAACACATCGGCCGATCGACGCACGATCCCGAATGCCATCCAGTCCGTACCGAATGGCGGAATGTTGGGTGGTTCTGGCTGCCACCGAGGGCGAATCAACGTTCCGTCCAGGCCGGTGATATTTACGAAGACCTGCTGGATGAAGCGGGTGAGCGCTTGCCCTTCCGGAGGTGCCGGGCTAGCCTGCGGAACAAGATAGCCACCCGTCGACGAATCGTTCATGGTCAGCACACGCTCGGCGGGAAGTCGGTCATATCGATCGAATGGACGATCGCTTGGATAAAGCCTTCGCCGAACTGCGAATAGTCATCGACCGACACCACGATAAAGTTGTCGGCTTTGGCACCATTGCGATTCATTGGCCACTGAATGATGTCCGGCTGGATTCCTGGCCCGACGCCGCGCAATGGGAACTTGGTCACGATGCTCAGATTCTTTCCTTGGTGCTGCTCTTCTGAAAGGCGTAGTAAATCGTTGCCGCTTGCGGCCTGCACCGTGCCATAGATCGGAAACAGCAATTGCGAGCCAATAACCGTCTCGCCGTATCCATCGATTGTCTCGGTGCGCCGCGTAACCTGAAACACGTCTGTCAGCATGAGGCTGGTCAGCGCGATGCTGATATCGATCATCGGCATCGCTATTTCTTCCTAGTTTTGCGCATCACGTACGTGACCGAATTCAGCAACTGATCGGTGTCTTGCAGCGGCTTCGTTCCCGTCCTGCCGCGGCGTCGCCGCGCGGCCAGCGTCGCATCCGCCAGCTTCTTGAATGGCCCGCTGCTGATCTTGGCTTTCACCGAGGACGCGGAAACGAGGCCGGCCGCATGGAATGCTTTATCCGCACTCCCGCGATCGCCACTCAGCGCCAACCTCCCCGCTTGGCCCAGATAGTTCGCCGCTTTTGACGATGCATCTTGGACGCCAGGCACGAGAAAGGCTCGCTGCGGAATGTTCTGTGCCGGAGACCCATGTTCGGCCAGATATCCGACCGCCGCATTGGTGATGCCGGCCTTCTCACCCGGCTCTGGAGTGCGCGACGTCTTTTCTTCAGGGATTCCGACAAGCACGCCTTGCTCGGCCAAATATTTAATCCGCTCCCTGAACTCCTTCATGACATCTTTAGTCATGCTGGCGCCGGATTTCATGCTCAGCTACCGAAGTTCGTGAAGCCTGGATTGCAGTCGGGGCCGGGCCATGCTGGCCCACCAAATGGGCTCGGGTTATAGCCAATGCCGATTTGGATCGGACCCGCACCGAACATCTTGGCGAACCGAATAAAGCGCGTGCCGTAGACCGTCAAATTCCAGTGCCCAGCATTCAATTCAAGCGCCGACGCGGTGTCGTAGGACACGCTGCCCTTATCGATGCCTTCGGCAGATACCGCGCCCTTGGATAGACCCGGCAACCCACCTACCGCGACAGTCTGGTTGGCATAAGCCTCAAGCACTAAGTTGTGAGCCGCGAAAAGCTCGATCCCAACGGTGAGCATGTTCCCCCACCGCGAAGCGATCAGCATATTCCCGGCTACTTTCAACCAGAAATTCACCGTCGAATCCGGGAAGCTTTGCAGGCTGCAAAACTCTGTGAAGTCAGCGCGCAGACCGATCAGCGTGACGACTGAAGCGCTCGACGTCGTTGTGTTGCCGTCGCTATCAGTGGCGATTGCCGTGAGCACGTAATCGCCCGCTGTCGCTTCCGCCCACGGGTATTGAAACGGCGCAGCGGTAACCGTCGACAGCAGAACGCCGTTTGCGTAGAACGCCACACTAGCGATTGTTGCGGGCGCCTGCGCCACCGCCGAGGCGGTCAGCATGATCTTGGACCCGGCAAGCAGAAACGATCCGCCTGCGGGTGCGGTGAGCGCTACAGTGGGATTCATTTCTTCAGCGATAGCGTGCCGCTTGAGGGCGTGACGCCGTTGGCGGCGGAATCGCCGGATTGGGTTTCTGGCGCCTTGCTTGCTTTCGCTGGCTTCGTAGCAATGTAGGGCGTGACGCCGTTGGCGGCGGAATACCAATGCTCCGCGATCGACTTCGGGAGTTCCTGCATGCCTGCAGGTACAGCCACCTCCCGTTTGTCCGCCAACGTCACGGTAAATGCCCGCGGCACAGAAACGGTAACGAGTTCCTCGCCATCCGCCGCTGCGGCCATCGGGCCGATTCTCAAAGTTGACATTGCGGCTCCTTAGATGCCGTCGCGGTAAGCGATGGTTTCCGGGTAGACAATTTCGACCACGCCAAGACGACCGAAATACGTCGATTTGTGATAGATGCTGTCGTACTGGATCGGGGTGCGTTGCAGCATGGTCATCGGGTAGCGCACGCGGTCTTTCTCTTGCGTGTAGGCGACCATACGGTCCACGGTGCCCAACGTGCCAATCGTGCCGCCCACGCCCGCGCCAACCAGCCACTTGCTCGGAACGATCTTCAGTTCCACGCCCGTTTCGCTGGTCATGATGTTGTTTTCCTTGATGTACTTCAGGATCGAGATATTGCCGGCTTGCGACACTTTCTCGGTCGAGATATACCCGAACTGAACAGGCGGCAGCGCGACCTTGCCCGGCATTACTGCATAACCTGCGGCAGTCCACGCCGAAACCAAGATCGAGTTGAAATCGTTCAAAATCTCGTCGGCCGACTTGTTGACGAAGTTCGTCGAGCCACTCAGGCCGGCGGCAACGTTCGAGACGTTGGTCACGGCATCCACGCCCGAACGGTTGTTCGAGTTGAACAGACCGTACATGCCGAGGCTGGTGTCACCGATATAGACTTGTTCGTCGATGTCCATTTGATGCTTGAGCTGCATCGCGTTGTACTTCTGCTGGTCGATCGGGCGGCCAACCTTAGCTGCCGATTCCAGTTCCAGAATCGTGTAAGCCAATTCCAAGCCCCACGGGGTGAGCGGCTGCACGATCTTGCCGATATCCACGCCGACGCTCGAAACCTGATCGGTTTTCTTGCCCATCCAGGCTTTGCCGTTGCCGATACCTTGGCCAGCACCGAGACCGCCAGCCGACGAGTAGGTCGATACGGTGTAGCTCGACACTTCGTCCGCCAGCGTGACATCCTCGCGCAGATCGATGTCGCGGCCCCAGGTAACTGACACGAGAGGCTCATGCAGCGTCATGTCCAGGCGTTCGAGCTCGCCGACCATGAAAGCGCCGGTCGAGTCAACGGTACGGAAGCGACCGCCGCCGATGTCTTGCAGGCCATCGTGGGTGCGATATTGTTGCCCCAACGATTGGCCGCGCTGATTGCCGCCCTGATCGAGCATGGACATGCTTTGATCGAAGGTCATAATGTCGCGAGTTTTCATGCGACCAGCGGAGACCGCTCGCTGCGTGATTTCGTCGATTGCCGAACGCATCGCCGTGCGACGCGGGATATTCAAGAAAGACATGTTGTGACTCCGCTGGAAGTGGCGATGGATCAGATGTTGAAAGCGATTTCGCAAACACCGCTTGCGTCTGCGGGGCCGTTGAAAGTGGTCTTTGCGTCGAGCTGGATCGTGCTGCCGCCCGTCGCTGCGGCCTCGAAATTGCCCTGGATGTGCGTGCCGGTCGAAGCGGCCACCCACACGAAGACCGGCGCGCCCTTGACGGCTGCAGCGGAACCCGAGAGGGTCGACATGATGTAGCCCGCGCGCAGCACATCCATCGGCTGGCTGGTCGGCGGCGTTGCCGATCCGACGTTGCTCGCACCGTAGTTGGTCGAGGACTGTTGCTGAATCGGGAACGGGCGAACGGTGATACCGTAGATCGCAGTCAGCGATGAATCGCCAGCAACCAAGGGGCGCACACCTTGCGAGGTCGCATCGATGACAACTGCCTGGCCATACAGTGTCGGCGGCGCGCTCGGGTCGATCAGCGTCGGCTCGATGCTGGCCGGATGCGTGCGGTTCACGTCACCCGGGAAGCCTGCGCCCATGCGATATCCATACGAGATGTCGCAGGTTCGAGCATGGCCCACGTACACGCCATCGCGGGTCTTACCGTGGAACGCAGCGCGAATCGCGCCGAGAATCTTTTTGAGATTCATGATTTGCTTCTCCAAATAAAAAGCCCGCTCAAGGCGGGCTATCAATGCGCAAAGGAAGGTGGGCTTAGGCGGACTTGTACCGTTCGCGATTCAGCTTGTTGATATCAGCGATTGATCGGGGCACAGATTTCTCGCCGGTATCGCGTGCCCACCCTCGCGGCGCCGGAGTGTTATTTGCTTTGCGCTTCATGGCGCCCACGGCACGGAACAGGTCGCGCACGCGGTCGCACTTCATGGCTTTCAGCTCAAAAGGTTTGCCGGCCATGACTTCGTCAATCATGTTGCGCGTCTCGGTCTGGACGTAGGCCAGGTCGAGCGCCTTGCGACGCAGCGCACACACCGTTTCCAGTGATTTGATCGGCGCAGCGGCGCGGTCAAACGTTGGGATGGCGATGCCTGGCACGAGGATTTCGGCCAGTGCTACGGTGTCTTGAAACGATTCTTCGAGGAATGCGGAATCGCGGGCCTTACGTGCGCGATCGCCCGTGCCAGCAGGCGCCTCTTCGGCGAGTTCGCCTTCGGCTTCGTCGTCGCGCGCCTTGTCCTCGGCGGCCTTTTTCTTCTTTTCCTCTTCTTCTTTCTCTTCGTCACGCGCCTTGTCGCCGACCTTGGCGCTCAAATCGTCGAGCTTTTTGAGGATTTCCTTGTGACCTTCTTCGAGCGAGCTGATCCGTGAGCCGTGCTCATCAGCGTCACGCGCCTTATCCTTCTCTTTGGATTTCTCTTCGGCCTCTTTTTCGGCTTCGTCGCGCGCTTTGTCCTCGGCCTCTTTCTTGGCCTTCGACTCTTCCTCGGCAGCCTCGTCGGAGATTTTCTTCATTTCTTCCTCGTCCTTAGCGTCATGCGCGCGGTCGAGGATCTTCTTGAGCCATTTGCTGGGCGTAGCCATTTGATGTTTCTCCACGGATTGGGGGATTGAGGCGTGGTCGCCGATAGCGCATCGCGGGCCGCAGCGACCTTTCTCGACCAGCGCAACATGGTTAAATAGGATGTTTCTTTGCTCGCCCTGACCGGGGCCGGTTTTGAAATACTCGGCGTCGTATCCAGCGGACACCTCCCGCTTGCCGCTGCGCACCGCTTCGATCGTGGCCGGATCTTTGATCAGCAAGTCCACGAAGAGCAGATCGTCCTCAGCGCCTTTGCCGCGCCGCGGGTTCATGACGACGCCTTTTTCGAGCGCGGTCCAGTTCTCAGGGCTTACGTCGACTGGCGGGTGATCGTCGGTTACTGACTTACCGTTAAGGCTTGCCATCGACTCGGGGCGGAACACCTCGTCATCGGTGCGATCGATGCGAACGTACTCTTCACCCTCGGCCTTGATCGGCGTCTCTTCGGGCCCGTAGATCATCTGGCCGGTGCGCGAGACCGGAACGTCCAGGCACAACAGGTAACCCTCGGGTGTCAGCGATTGCTTGGGCCCAAGAATCTCAGTCGTGTAAAAACGCATTGCCATATCGAAATCCGTCGACCCAAAGAAAAACCCCGCCGAAGCGGGGCTTATTGCGTAGCGGTGAGGCTTACAGTTCGGTCCATTCCACCGAGCAGTTCAGCGCTGCGCCGGACGGGAACGAAGCCGCGTTGCCGTTAATGGCGAAGACCTGGCTTGCGCTGCGCAGTACGACACCGCCACGCGTTCCGACATCGTTGCCGAAGGTCCATTGCACCGGGTCAATCGAGATCGACGTAGCAGGCGACGTTAGCACCACCACGCCAGCGCGGATCGGGCCGACCGCAGTGCCGACCGTCGGGTTTGCCGTATAGGCGCGCGCAACGGCGGAGGCGGCCGCGTCGCTCGGATCGGCGGGAACCGCCGTCAGTGAGGTAGACGTGCCGCCCGTATTGGCAGTGCTTCGCACTAAAGCAGCAATGGTCGCCGCGCCTGCAGCGGTTGCCGTGCCGGTACATTCAACCCGCGTGACACGCACGATGTGCCCAGCGACGCCAGTCAGCGTGAAAAAGTCGGTTGCCGATGCTGCCGGCGCCAAGCCTACGATCGATGCTTCGTAGGTCCGCTGGCTGATGCCGGTCGTGACTTGAAGGGTGTTGTACGACTGGGCATAGGCGCTGCCGGCCATCGCCAGAAGCGCTGCGCCAACTAGGGCGAGACGAGTGAACAACTTCATTGCATATCTCCTGGGGAGGGTGGCCGACGTTGCACGCCGGGGTTCAGACTTAAATTATTTCGGGGATGATCGGCTCGGCCCAGCATCGGCAATTCCAGATTTCTCCGGGGCCGTGGCGCATGTAGCGGCCGTTCTCATCCACTTCCGGCGGGTCATCCCAGCGGAATATCTTGCCGTTCATGGCCTTGTGGCCAGCACGCACGTCAGAATCACCTGCCGTATGCCAAATGTAATGCGTCGATCCAACGTATTGCGCGCGAGCACGCGTCAGGTTCGATGCGGTGCGAGCAGTCTCGGTGCGCGCGATCAGCATGGCGCGCGATTCGCAAACTTCGCCGCTACTGAGAATCTCTTTGGCGAGCGTCTTGGCGCGCCCGCTATTGATCAACGATTCGGTCGATAGCCGATGGACGCGCTGACCAGCCTCAATCGGCAGGCTCGTGATGAGCTTGACCTGTTCATCGAGTAGCTCGCGTAGTAGATCGCCCGTCGGCGCAGTGCGGATTTCCTCACGCAGCAGGCGACCCATTTCATTGCCGTGCTCGAACCATGCCGATTCGTCGCGGCGCGATACCTCGCTGATCATGCCCCAGCCGACAGCGCGAGCCCACGGGCGCAAAACCTCGGAATATTTGGCTAGTGTGGACAGCATGCCGTTTTGGTCGATGACCTCTCCGGCTGGAGCAAACGCTTTGACAATCGCATTGACCTGACGCGCAACACCGCGCAACTGGCGCGAGTAGGTCTTTTCAGCCTTCCGGCCTCGCAAGAAACGCTCATCTGACTTCTGCTTGATGAACGATGCGACGCCGCGGTCTCGGAAGCCGTATGCGGCACTAGTCGCCATATCGAACGCGCACGATCGCAGCGCCGCCAGGTAATTTTGGCGGCGTCAGGCCAACGACTTTCATTTTCGCGTTTCTAGGCAAAAGCACTTCCTGCTCATGCTCATTGCGCGAATGCTTGGCCATGTCTATGCCGGTAGCATTTCCGCCGGCCTCGATTTTCAAGACCACTCCGCCCATGCCGATCATTCCGGCTATGTTGGATGATTTCGACGTTGATGCGAATGCAGGGTCGGAAATAGTCATCCCGTTGACAATATTTCCATCCGGGAACAGTTTCTTAGCTGCCTCGCGCGACATGCCGCGATAAAGAGTGGTTTTCCCTAATGGGCTTTTAGCGATTGCACTATCAATCCGCGCGACAGTCGGGTCGCTGGCATTTCCCTCGCGCAATTCCTTGTTGATGCGCAAGAAGTCGTCACCCGAATATGACGATAACGAGGACTTCTCATTTGCCGTCAGCGACTGCCTGACAGGGGAAGACGAACCGCCGCCAGAGCCAAACTCGCCATTATCTTTGCGGGGATGATCGCCTTCGACCCATTCCGCATCCAATGAAAAGGAATCCAGACTGTCCTTTGTTTCACCGGGCGCGCTCTCGGTATCATCGCTATCCGGATCTTCACCAGGAATTTCCGCGATGGGCGCTTCCGGCACGTCGGCCGCTTTAGCCACATCCTCATCGGTAATCGACGCGAAGATGCCAGTGATATGGCTGCTGGCGCGCAGTTCCTCGAGGTTGGTGCGCGGGCTCGTGATACCGGCCGCGTCAACCTTCGTCACGGCATCGGCCACCTTGTTGGCGATTTCCGCCTTCTCAAGGCTCGTCAATTGCCACAATGATCG